TTCAGAAAAAGAACAATTACTCAAAGGAATCGATGACGTTGTTGTAGATTTACAAAAGCGCTCGGATGAAGTTACGACAGAAATAAAATCAAAGATAAACTAATGGCAAGATTTAATTTAGGTAAAAATACAAGCCGAAGAACACCAAACGGAAGCCCTAATTATGATTGGGTTGAGAGTAGAATAAATGAGATTGTTGATTACAGGTCATTCGACCATTATGAGCTTGACCCAGCGGAGGTTACTTCTGTCATAATCTCTGATAAGGATGTACAAAAAAAAGTTGATGGTGATTATAGATTTTATGGTGCGATTACTGTAAACTTCATAAACCAAACTAATAACACAGGCGTTTTACCATCTGGTGCTGATTATATTTTACCATTAGATGCGAGAATTAGAGATATACCTGTTAAGGGTGAAATTGTTTTGGTGTTTTCTCATCCAGATTTAAACAAAAGTTATTACTTAAATAGTGTCAATCATTTCAATACGGCTAATAATAATATCAGATTTAATTTATCAAACTATGGAGATAAAACAACCATAGATGATGTTTTGGAGTTTGATAATTTTGAACCAAACGAAACAAAAGCTAGACACATTCAAATAAGCGAAGGTGATATTGTATTTGAGGGAAGGTTTGGTCAATCAATTAATTTAGGTAATATTAATAATGAACCTATAATTAAAATTAGAGCTGGACAAAGAACAGATTTAAATTTACAAAATGACCAACAACCGATTAGAGAAAGTTGGAATGATGATGGTTCATCAATTTATATAACAGGTTTTGATGGTGAAACCACCAATGATGAAAGTATTAATGGAAAAAAAATACTAATAAAATCGGATGGTATATTTATTAATGGTAGAAATAATGTAGGGATGAGCGCTAATCAAATCAATCTAAATTCAGAGAACGTAAATTTAGGGAGAGGTGATAAACAACCATTAGTAAAAGGTCGTGAATTAGTTTCTATATTACAAGAATTAATAACAGCGTTAAATACATTTGCTACTGTACCAGTTTTGAATCCCGGTACTTTGCCAGGCAACGCGGCGTCATTAGCTACGGCTGTCACCAGAGTAAGTAGTAAATTAAGAAATATTTTAAGCGAAGAAGTTCAAACCGCATAGGAGTTAAAATGAATAAAAAGCAGTTTATAAAAATAATCTCTGAAATTGTAAGACGAGAGGTCAAAAAAGAAGTTAATAGGATATTTATTAAGGAACAAAAACAATCCATTAATTTATCTGATTCGGTTACAATTCAAAAAGAAGAACCACAAAAAAAAGAAAAGAAATTGGTGAACGACCCAATTCTTAACAGAATATTAAATGAAACAAAAGGTGGTATTCCGCAAGGTGAAAACGCACCATATCCAACAATGGGTGGTGGTACATATGATACAAGCAGAATGGGTGAGTTAGTGGCTAGAACTATGGGTAGAGAAGTTGAGTCAAATGAGGTGGCTAGAAATATGAACGCAGTAGAAACTATTAAGAGTAAGGGTGTAAATCCAGACGCGGTGCCTGAGGATGTGGTGAATGCTATGACACGAGACTATAGTGCATTAATGAAAGCGATGGATAAAAAATGAGCTCCTTAGCCAAAGACTTAGACCCTAATACTTATATTGGATTACAATTACCGTTAAAACCATCCAATAATATTACTTTCTTTTCATCGACACAAACCTATTTAGAACAAGCTAAATATAGTGCGGCTAATTTGTTAAAAACTATGAAAGGTGAGAGAGTTGCTCAACCAAACTTTGGTTCTAATTTACATAATTTATTGTTTGAACAATATGATGATGTGGAGGAATTTACGGAAAGAGTTAAAACTGAAATCACAGAAGACTTCAACACTTGGTTACCTTATGTAAATTTAGACGATACGAAAATTTTTCAGGATAATAATAATCCAAATATATTATACGTTACATTAACAATAAGTTTAAAATACAATCCACAAGATTCAGAGGAGGTTACTGTGAGTTTTGGTGGAACGTCAACTGCTGGTAGTATCGGTGGTGGTGGTGGCGCCACAGGCGGTGGTGGGTATTAATAGGAGATAAATATGTCATATACGGCAACTAAAACCGATGTTAAAAAAGATATTAGATATTTAAACAAAGACTTCTCTTCATTTAGAAGTTCTTTGATTGAGTTTGCTAAAACATATTTCCCAAATAACTATAATGATTTCAATGAAGCATCACCAGGAATGATGTTCATAGAAATGGCCGCTTATGTCGGAGATGTACTATCATATTACATAGACAATCAATTTAAAGAATCATTACTGGCTTATGCAGAGGAGAGAAAAACTTTGTTCGCTTTAGCGCAAACTTTTGGTTATAAACCTCGTCTAAGTTCACCCTCTAGTGGTGATTTGGATTTCTTTCAATTAGTTCCTGCCATTGGTGGTGAGGGTGATGTACAACCAGATATGAGATTTGCGCTCACAATCAAAGAAAATTCATTAGTCTCATCAACAACTACCAGCACAATATTTAGAACAATGGAGGATGTCAATTTTAAATTTAGTAGCTCACTAAGTCCTATGACAATAGACATATTTGAAAAAGATGACTCCACTAATTTACCAACAAAATATCTTTTGAAAAAAACTGGTAAGATAGAGAGTGGTAATATTACTGAGGAACAATTTACGTTTACCGATGCACAAAAATTTGATAGGATAAAATTAGCCAACAAAGGGGTGATTGAAATTATCAGCGTCACCGATAACGATGGTAATAATTGGTCAAAGGTTGATTCTTTGGCGCAAGAAACTGTTTTTGAAGATGTGGAAAATAGTATGGATGCTGATGGAAACTTAGGACAATTCAAAGACGATGCACCTTACTTACTGAAAGTTGTAAAAACCCCTCGCCGTTATACTACTTACTATCGTTCAGATAATTTTACAGAATTAAGATTTGGAGCAGGTGTGTCAGATAATCCAGATGAAGAGATTATACCAAATCCTGATACTGTTGGTTCATCATTACCTGGTGGCGTTTCTAATTTAGAAACATCTTTTGACCCATCAAATTTTTTAAAGACGCGCGCTTATGGATTAGCTCCATCTAATACAACTTTAACCGTTAAATATTCTTTCGGTGGTGGAATTCAGGACAATTCTCCACAAGATAGTATTACCCAAATAAACTCCATCACCTTTGCTATACAAGATTCAAATTTAGATTCGACCCAAGTTCAGACTGCTAAGGAGTCAGTTGGTGTAAATAATCCAAATCCTACCAAAGGTGGTTTAGGCGCAGAGACTGTTGAGGAAATAAGAGAAAATACAAAAGCATTTTTTCAAGCACAAAATAGAGCCGTAACAAAACAAGATTACATAGGTAGGGTTTATGCTTTACCCCCAAGATATGGGAATGTAGCAAAAGCCTATATAGTTCAAGATGACCAATTGAATGAATCACCACAAGCGCGTGAATCAGACGCATTCATTACTGAAGAAGACATTGGAAAAACTGTTCAGGCAATATCAGAAAGAATTCCTAATCCATTAGCTTTAAATTTATATGTTTTGGGTTACAATCAAAATAATAATTTAGTGGCTGTAAATCGTGCAGTCAAAGAAAATATAAAAACTTACTTAAGTTCGTTTAGGTCGTTAACCGATGCAGTAAATATTAAAACACCATATGTGATTAACATCGGTGTAAAATTTTCCGTTGTAACAAAAGTCGGTTTTAATAAAAATGATGTTGTTTTAAGATGTGTTGAGGAAGTTAAAAGATTTTTTGATATTGATAGATGGCAAATAAACCAACCAATAGTTTTAACAGATTTAGCTTATAAGTTATCTTTGATTGATGGTGTTGGTTCAATTGTTCCACCACAAGACAATAACCCAAACAATTTACCTATATTGATAGAAAACAAATTTCAAAAATCAGGTGGTTATTCAGGTAACTTATACGATATAAATGATGCAACAATAGATGGTATTATTTATCCCTCATTAGACCCGTCAATATTCGAAGTTAAGTTTCCAAACGTCGATATAGAGGGTAGAGCAGTTGGAAATAATATTGGCACTACAACTTACTAAAGGAGACTAAAATGCACTTTTTTGAATTCGCGCAAAAAGATTCAACTTTATATGAGGGTCAAGCCACCCAAAGTGTTAATACAGGTTTAGATGAAATATTAGAAATCAGAAAAGATATGGATGACTCTGGTCAGACCATAAATGTAAGTCGAGTTGTTATTCAATTTGATATAGCTAATATATCTTCATCGGTGGTTAACGGAACAATTCCAGCGGACGCTAATTATTTCTTAAATTTATTCGATGCAGCATCAACAGAACTAATTACAAGTCAATCTTTGTACGCTTATCCAATCAGTCAAAGTTGGGTGCAGGGAGAGGGTAAATTGAGCGATAGTCCAGAGACAACAGAGGGTTGTAGTTGGAGATATAGAGATGGAGAAATCACAGGTACACAATGGGTTAGTGGTAGTAACAGCGCTGGTGGTAGATGGGTAAGTGGTAGCACTTATGAGGCATCACAATCTTTCGACCACGAAACATCAGATATGAGAATGAATGTTACTGACATAGTAAAGCATTGGTTATCAGGTTCTCATAGTGGTGATGTTTTACATAATAACGGATTCATAGTAAAAAGAAGTGGTAGTATTGGTAACTCCGATACAAATGTTGAGGAGGGTAACACAGATAGATTTGGACAATTCAAATTTTTCTCACGCGATACTCATACTATTTTTCCACCAAAATTAGAAGTTGAATGGGACGACTCAACATTTGATACTGGCTCATTAAGTTCATTATCAGCAGATGACGTAGATAACGTTACAATCTATATGAAAAATCTTAGAGAAGAATATAAAGAAAATAGCATAGTAAAATTAAGAGTTGTGGGTAGAGAAAGATTTCCAGCTAAAACTTTTTCAACAGGCTCACAAAATCTATCAGTAAAGTTTTTACCAAGCGGCAGTCAATATTCAATAAGGGATGCTTTTTCAGAGGACACACTAATTGGATTTGGCACAGGCTCCCACTTAAGTTGTGATGGTAATGGTAATTTTTTCAGATTAGATATGAATGCGTTTCAGCCTGAAAGACACTACAGAGTTTTATACAGAGTTGTTAGCGGAAGTGGAGCTACCCGAACTGACCAATTTATCGACAATGATTTTATATTTAAAGTGAGTAGATAATAAATGCCTTACACAAATGAAGAGCTTCAGTCTTATGATTTTTTTCAAAATTTAAGAGAACAAGATAAAAGGGAATACTACGATAAGATAAGCACTGCTTATGGTGAGAGTGTTGTATCTCGCTCTTTATCTCGTCCAATAAGAAACTCCGCAGGCACCTTTGTTTCATTTGAAGAGGAGGTTGATGAGTCTATGATAGGTCAAGTAAGAAATTCACCATCCGAAATATTAGTGATTGGCCCTCCCAATACACAATCACCACCTGACCACGAATCCGAAACCTTTAGATATAGGAATGATGTAACGCTCGAAAGAATAATAAATAGAAATATAAATTCGTTGGCGGTCGGAGGACAAGATTTAGGTGTCGCTACAATTGACCCTTTGCCGGAGGAGGGTGAACAAACAATTCAATTACAAAATGGTATGATAATATCAGATAAAGATTTATCGCAAAGATATCTTTTAGCCAATAATAGAAAAAGAAACTTTTTGAATATAGAAATATTTAAATCTTATGAGGATATACTTTTTACAGGCGGTGTCGTAGCAGACGATATACCTATCATTAGAATTAGATTGAATGATTTGAATGCTATACCAAATGGTGCTAATATGCCATTTTACTTTTCTGATTTACCAGAGACGAATCAAACTGGCGAACAGACTAGCGGAGGTTCAACTACTGGCACACAAAACTCCGATGATGCAACAACGCCTGAGGATATAGAAAGGTTATATGATACTCAGGAACAAAGATATTCAGATAGAGATGATAGTGGTGGTAGTGGAGGATATACATAATGCCTTTAGAAAACAGAACCAGATTTAATAAAAAAGATTTAGACTTAATAAAGCAGGGTCAATCACGTGTAATAGGACAATTTGATTCTTATAACAGACCATCCTTTGGAGATGACCCACGAGATTTCATAGAATTAAACATCTATGATTTGGATGATAATTTTATACAATCACACAAAATAACTAATGAAAATTTTAGTGTTGATAATGGAAATGTGGAATTAAAACCAGGTGGTGACTTAAGGTCATTAGGTTATCAAAGTGGTGAGTATAAAGTTGAATATAATTTTTTCAGAGAACTAGCAGGTTCGGAATCCAAACTATTAATCGACGAAGAATCTAACATTTATGATGGGCCTTTTGAATTTGATGCTTTTGGTAAGATAATTGCTAGCGATGGGACGAACAGAAAATTGGAGTTGGTGGATAATAAATTTTTCATACACGAAATTTCGGGTGATAGGACTGAAGTCAGAATAGCACCATTAAGAATTAAAAACGAAAAATATTTAGGTGATTTCGAAAATTTACAATCTGATAACACATATGTAACATCCGACCCCATAAGATTAAGTGAGGGATTTGATTTTGTATCATTGGGCAAAGGATTAGATGAACTAACTCCTAATGGCGGTCTTGGGCAGGGTGATTCAACACTATTAAATTTAGAACTAAAAGGTAATGATGTTGGGTTCACTCCAGATATGGTGGGTTCCGAAATATCAATTAATGACGTTTATTTTCACGGGAATGATGTTGAAAACTCAATTGATTTTGCGCCTGATTTTTTCTTAACACATAACGTAAACTTTGGTGAAAACATTCCACGAATTAGTAGTAATTTTGTTGGTGTTAAATTTCCTCCTTTGGAGGGTTCGAATCTACCCCAAGTAGATGATAGACCATTTATTCTTAGAGGCCCGATAGGGGAAAATATAACTTATAATATAGATGGTGTAAGCGGGCCAGATATACTTAATAAAGACCAAATGTATGATATGCACTTTAGAAAGTTTCCTATTGGTAAAGGTGGTAATGCAAAAAAAGAATTAGCTGAAGAGGTCTTCAGAACTAATGGTAATAATTTTTTCAAAGGTAGAGCGTTTGCCTCTCTAAAGGGCGCAGACCAAAATGGAATTTATTTTACAGCGTATGTTGATTCTTCGACCGACCTACAACCAGAGTCTATAGAGTGGAAGTTTACAAATTTAGGTAGGCCAGACAACAACGCATTCAAAGGAAATGTTGTTAGTAAAAAAGCCAACATAAGACAATTTTATAGCGAAATATCAAAACTACCCACTTCGGTGAGTAGTAAGTTAGGATTCACCACACGGAATATATTTGGTAGAAGTCAGATTGGTAAAAATCCACTTTTGATTGATGCGGCTGGATTACCAACCACCATAAATGAATTTGGGGCTAGGGTGGTATCTAGTGATGGAATACTTGCGGTAGCCGATAAATTTTATTCTACGATTATCCAATTCACACAACCAGGTATTTATGATGTTGAGGTTGCGGTCACATTTAATTACGGAATTAGAAAAAGAGTTTTAAGAGCTAAAAAACAACAATACTTTATGGTTATCCCAAGATATGGTAAAGAGGGGGATAACGACACAATCGATAACTTTAGGTCTTTAAAAAGTTTTATTAGAAGCGTTAACGAACAGGATGAGGGTTAAGGATTATGCCAATAAAATACCCATCATTTAGAAGTAACACAGGCGGACAAACTGATTCTGCTTTAGATTTACTACAAAATAGTGCTATTGTACCACTCACATCAGAACATCCAAACGCTAAAAATGTTAGATTGGTAAACGGTGTTGTTTATGGAACTGCAACTATAAGAAACGAAGAACAAGCACCTTCATTTCCAATTACATTTGAGTTAAGACTAAATTACATTGAGGGTGATACACCCGATACATATAAATGGAGCGTTGTCCACCCTAATGGTGATATAGTAAACTCCGACCAAGCAAACAATAATAGATTTGAAAAAATATTTTTTATAGAACAAAACGGAGCTGGTTTAGGTGAATATATTGTTCGTGTAAATGCTTCTTCATCCACGAACCCAAATCTAAAGTTAGTTTATGAATTGCCCGTGCAAATAGTAGAACCGAATATTACCAGAGCTTTTGTAGAAAATGGAATTTTCTCACCATATAGAGGAAAAATAATCGAATACATCAGCCCAACAAAAGTAATTGTTGATAGGTCTATAAATAACTATGGAAAAATTTTAGCTGGAGTAAAACAAACCAATCTAGCTGCTAAACCAAAATGGGTAATAAAGAAAAAATTTCAGAACATAAAAGACTTTACGACATTGTTACGTTTCGGTAATGATAGAACATCACTCGCAATAAATTATGAATCCGATACAAATACCTTTCCAAACCGACCTAACTCGATAATTTACAAAACATATAATCCAATCGATGAATCTGTAAACGTAAAAGATAATGCTTATGTCGTAAGGGAGATGATTCCACCCATAGTTGAGAGAGTAAAACTCGTTGAATTTCAAGAATCAGATTTAGGGGATTTTGTTTTAAGACAACCTAATAAAGATTCTTTAGAAAGTCCTGTACAAAAAAGACCAACTGATTTTAAAAATTATAATACATTGATAGGTTCGGGCTCAACATTTGTAGAAAACACTTTAAGAAATAATTTACTTAGTGGTAGCACATCAGTTAATTTAAACATTGATTATAACAATTACGAAAATTTTACCCACTTTGGTTCGGCTAATGAAAGAGTTAAAAATTTCAAATTAAAGTTAGAATCCATTCAAAGTTATAATGAGGAGAGCCAATCATTATTATCTTTTAGTGGAAGTGATAACGATATTAGAAGCATAGAGAATAAACGTGATGAGGTTATTAACAATTTTGACGGATATGAAAGATATTTGTATCAACAAAGTTCTTCAGCTTCTACAAGTTCTTTAGGTCAGTTTTTTGATACAGCGTGGCCAAAAGTATCTGGCGCAGGCACTTTAGCCAACCCATATAAAGTTGCTAATACAACATCATCCCTAGCCACAAACTGGTATAGTCTTAATACAGATTCCGCTTCCTTATATGATGATGGTAACCCGACACGCTTAGTAAATTTACTACCCGAACACGTCAAAGCAGATCCTGAGAATGAAACTTTTTTAAGATTTATGGATATGGTTGGTCAATACTTTGATGAGATATGGGTTTATATAAAAGCATTAAGTGACGTAACGGATAGACGACAAAAAATTACAGAGGGATTAGCAAAGGATTTAGCCTACGATTTAGCTAAGTCGTATGGATGGGAATTAAATTCTGGTAAAGACTTATTAGAATTGTCACAATATAAATTAGGTTTGAATCCAAGCGGTTCTTCCTATCCTACCTATTCAGTAACCGCAGAAGAAGATATTGAGAAAGAAATTTGGAAACGTATACTACTAAATATACCATACTTCCTCAAAACAAAAGGTACTGCTAAGGCATTAAAAGCATTGGTGGCTTGTTATGGAGTGCCCTCCACAATACTTAGAATTAAAGAATATGGTGGTCTTAATTTTTCAGGTAGTGAGGCTACATTTGATATTAAGAAAAAATTTACTAAATCATTAGATTTCAAAAGTGGACAATTTGTATCATCATCGTGGGAGAATGTAAATTCTGTCAAACCTCATACAGTTGAGATAAGGTTCAAATCTCCAACAGGCTCAAATCAGACTTTAGTTCAAAAAGATAATAAATGGGCATTACGTTTAAAAGATAATGGTTCTATTGATAATAAAGGATTTGTCTCTTTTATGATATCTGGCTCTAGCGGTTATAAAGAAATTAGTTCTTCGTTGTTACCGATTTATGATAATGATTTTTATTCGGTGATGTTAAGAAAAAAGATTATCTCACATAACCATATTACACCCTTTACACAATCATTAGCAGGCACTATTTTTGCTGATGGTGCAAGAAACGGAACTTTAACATCACATAGCGGTTCTGAGAAACTAAGTGAGTTTAGTCTCAGACATACGGCGACCGCAGAGGATTCTTTCACCGTCAATCATAAAGGCGTTGGCGCATCATTCATATCAGCCTCTTTAGGTAAGGAGGTTGAATTTTCAGCTCAGGTAGCGGCTAGCGCTAGTAATAATATGGAAAAAGGTGACGCTAAGGTACAATTACAATTATTCGAATTAGATTCAGCTGAAAATGTGGTGGAGTTCGCTGAAACAGATTTTGAACATATAACAACAGATTTCAAAAGATTACAGGTTAGAAGAACGGTTAGTAATCCTCGTACAATTACCCTATCTTTAAGATTAAAAAATCAAAGAGAAAATGATACTGTTTTTTATGATAATCTAACCTTAGTCACAGGCAGCACTGCTTATGGATTGGATGATGATATTAGTGATGATGTTTCTACTGCCTACAATTATGAATTATTAGTAAAAAAATATGATGCTGGAAGAAGTGAAATACAATATGAATCCAAAAATAGTTTATTGATTGATGGTTCCGTTGAGGCTTCACATTCTTATAATGGTAGTTGGTCAGGTAGTGGTCATCTATTTATAGGTGGTAGTGGTAGCGCAGAGTTTGGTGCACCACTTAGCGGTTCATTGATGGAGTTTAGATTATGGACAACTCCTTTGATGGAGAGCAAATTCAACAATCACGTAGCAGCTCCAAAAGCAATCAATGGAAATCATCCATCAGCATCTTTCACAGAATTGCCTGTCAGATTTTCTTTTGATGATAATAAAAATTTAAGCACCGATACAAACATACCTAACGTCGCTCCTGACCAAACAACATTTTCTTCAACTGGTAGTTCATTTATTACGGGTAGCGCAGTCGGATTTGCTGATGAGGTAAACTTTTCTTCGGTAGAGGATGAAATGAAAATGTTCATACCGAACGCTGGGCCAAACCGTAGAAACGCAAAAAAAATCAGAATAGAATCATCCACAATTTCTACGAGTTCATTAGCAACATTAGATTCTGGCAGTCAAGCGGATGTCGATAATGTATTGTTTAGAAATAACAAAGAACAAATCTCTGAATTTGATGAGCTTGATATTGAGAGTAATAAATTAGGATTATATTTTTCACCTGTAGATGTTGTAAATGAAGATATAATTTTGTCTACAGGTGATTTAGATTTTAATCAATTTTTGGGTGACCCACGTGACCAATTCGAATTAGAGTATAGAGGACTAAAAGATATATCAAATAAATATTTTCAAAAGTATTCGGGTAAAAATAATTTTTGGGATTATTTACAGACAGTAAAATATTATGACCAATCAATGTGGCAACAATTTAAAAAACTAATACCAGCAAAAGCTAAGGCTACATTAGGAACATTGATTGAGGGTAATATTTTTGAAAGACCTAAAGAGATAATTGGTAAACTACCAAGTCAAGAAAGAGTTGATTTAGAAACCGAAATCAATGTTGGTATTTTAGAGGTCACACAATCAGATTTTAGACCTGTTATTAGTTTACCTACGCAGAGTGTTCCTACTTTCGACGGAACGATATCTGAAAGTAGATTAAGAGAATCATCGGTATATTACCTCAATGAATCGGCATCGTTACAAACATCTGTTTATGATAGTAGAGAGGGTAGATTCTATGTCACCGCATCAGTCCGTTATGGAAATCGAAGCTCAGCGGATGAACCTACAAAATTTTTCTCAGAGGCAATTTATGAGTTCGTAAGTGGTTCTCAATTTTCAGAAAGATATGAGATAAAGGATTTATTTTTCTCAGCATCATCTGGCCAAGACCAATATGATTCGTTTTTATCAGGTTCATCAAAACCAACAACTTCCACAAATGGTGGGGCACACTCATCCTCTT